GCTTTAACTTCTTGGGCTATAAAGCCGTGATTGGTGTTAGAGTTTTTAAAGACTTCAGTTGAATCAGCTTCATAGGCATTAAAGGTTTCAGGTAATTCGCCAAGAGTTTTGTACTTAAAGGTACGAGGTTGTAAAGCGTTGATAAAGCTAAGACCTGTTGTAGAGTCTGCGATGTCTTTCTTGTAGCGTTCGTCAGAGACTGTTGCCCATGTTGCGACACCGTGCTGCGCTCTGATGTCAGTAGAGTCTTGTCCTAATGTTGTGTATCCTCCCGCACAGGAAAGGTTATAACCAACGCCCGTTGCATAATTCGTGCCTGAGGTAGTTGTATGAACAACATGACCAATTAAAATGTTTCCAGAACCTGTAGTCAGATTAACTAAGTATGACCCAGTACCATTACCTATTCCGATATTTTGAGAGCCATTAGTTACTTGGTCTAATGCTTGCTGCCCATACGCCTGATTATTAGTTCCTGTGGTGTTGGCTGCTAAAGCACTTGCACCAACTGCTGTGTTGTAAGATGCTGTGGTGTTTGCTGCTAAAGCTAAAAGACCGACTGCGGTGTTGTTAGAAGCTGTGGTGTTTAGATATAAAGCCGCAGACCCAACTGCTGTGTTTCCCGCCCCCGTAGTGGTTGCTCCTAAAGCATCCTTTCCAACTGCTATATTGTTAGATGCTTCAGTGTTTGCCCCTAAAGCTAAAGAACCAATTGCTATATTAGCAGAGCCTGTGGTGTTTGCTACTAAAGCATTACGACCAACCGCTGTGTTGTTTGAACCTGTTGTGTTTACAAATAAAGAACTAGTGCCAACCGCTACATTATAATCACCACTTGTCAAAGCTGCAAAGACATCTACACCTAAACCAACATTATAGTTAGCTGCATCAATCGTGCCTGTGGTTGTGTCTCCAATCATTATGGAGTCAGTGCCGAAGGCTTTAAAAGCCGGTACGGCTGCTGAATCTAATAATGCACTTGTTACTTTTGTTATTGCCATTTGTTGTTATCTCCTTCCTGAAGGTATAAAGTCTACATAGAGACCATTAATTGTGTAAGGAGGTTTTGTATCCTCACTTATAAATGTAGAATTGTTACTGTGTCCACTACCGTAAAGAGGTATTCTTGTTAAAGGACTTTCAGCTCCACCAAAAACATTAATACCAAATATCGCTTCACCAAATAACGATGGAGGATTAATCACACCTAAATCAAATAGTTCTGGTGGTTGTGGTATGTCTGTACTACCAAAGTCAAATCTAACTTGAACATCTGGTTCTACCACACCTTCAGAACTTGAAGAAACTTTAAGGTAGTGTAAAGTTTTTAAAGTTCCTAAATCACCATAGTCGTAATCGGGTGTAGCATATCTTGCTAATATAGCAGCACCGTCAAAAGTATTACCTGAATCGTGTATATACACATAACCTGTAGTAGACCCGTGATAATGTTCTTCAACTCCAATCTCATTAAAGCCTGTTCCTGTTTCTGTTACTTCTATTCCTCTTGTTTCTGACCACTGAAACCCATCGGGTCTTAGTGTTCCTATGATACCACGTTGCTGATTTGCATTTAGTGTAGTATCCGTATAAAATAATCTATATTGAGACTTGTCTCTGTGTACCATGCTACTAATCGTGTAGCTGTTTATATCGTTTGCAAGGTCTGTAATTAAAGGTTGTATCTGTTTTGATACAGTTCCTAACTCAACGTCTCCAATCCTTGCAGTACCAGCAACGGTTCTTAGTCCGTCTGGTGCCAAGAAGATAAGGTCACCCCCTATCTCTTGAATACTATAACCACTTAAACATCCAATGTTTTCAGCAACTGAAACAATGGCAACTGTTTGAGAGTTATCAATGTTTATAAGTTTGTGAATACTATTTTCACAAAACACAAACAAGTCTTCACGGAATCCTTTAATCCCTACAATCTTATCTGTAATAGTAATAGAGCCTGAACCAGCACCACTAAAGTCTTCAGGACTATTATGTACACTGTAGTAGACGGTAGTTTCGTTACCTTCTACACCAGCAGCAATTAAGTGGTGGTCGTGTGCTGTAATATATTTTACAGGAGTATTAGCTCCGTTAGGTCGTATTTCGTCTGTAAAAAATGTTCTAGTGTTTAAAGCTCCAGTGCCTTCCATTCTAAAAACAAAAATATCTTTAATAGAATTATCGGCTATCATTAGTTGCCCATAATCTTCACCAGCAGCTTCAAACATTGCAAAGGTACATTGACCCTGCCCAGTTCTTACCGAAGCTGCTTTACCTGTAAAGGTAGCATAAGTATCACCACCTCCAGCAGATAATTTATTTATTTGTAACCATGTAATTCCATCTTGGCTAAAATAAATATTGTTGTTAATGGCAGCAATAACTCCATCAGCATAAGGTATTACCCCATGTATTGTTCCTGTGCTACCACTAGGAATCGTTGCACTTTCACCACCAAACTTTTCAAAACCATTAATACGTCTATAACCACCTTCAATAGAGACTTCAAAGTTTCTAAGTTCTCTAGCTACACCGGGTGTTTTAAGTAAGTCTATTGAATTAGCAGACTTGACTAAACCACCGGCACATGCAACTGTATAAGGTTGTGAACGTGCCATAAATTAAAAGTATCTTCTGTCGTCTGTCATTGCACGAGGAGTTGGGTTTACCAAGTTAGACTTCATAGTTCTCATCGCCTTCTTATAATCGTCCAAAGCAAAAGCTGCTTGTTGTGGACTCTCTTTAAACTGCCAAATGTAATAACGTGTTCTAGCAGTTATAACATTCGTGTATTGTTCTGGGAAGACTACTGTGTCTCCGTGTGCTACAAGCTTCGTAGGCTTTTCAAAAGCATAAAAGTGTATGTTGTAGACTTTATCAGGAATAGGACTTAGTCCAAATTTCCTAGCGTCTGGTGATTTAATTACAAAGCTAGGCTCACCATAAGCCTGTCCACCTGCATCGTCTGCATTTTCACTGTCTCTGTAATATCTTTTCCAATCGGCTAAGTTTAAAAACTTTAAACCCTTTGAGACAAAAGGAGCTGTTTCACCATCTACATTAATGGTTGTTAAATAAAAATCGTCCCAGTCTATCGAAGCGTAATCATCTGAGAGACTCGAGCTACTTGCTTTTAACTCGTACCATCTGGTACCAGCTGCAGAAGCTACGGTCACGTTTCCATAGAAGGGGTCAGTATCTCCAGACTCACCTGCTGTGAGAAAGGGCAACTGCGGTTCTTCATTTGCTATATCAAATATAGACTTGTTAATGGCATCTTTGACAAACTGTTGTAGTCCTACAGCGTTTGCAAAGTTTGCAGAAGTAAGAGGTATCTCATTGAGTTCTCTAAGAACTTCGTTTGTTAAATCTAAATATGTTGTTGCCATTATTTACCTTTAGCTTTTAGTTTTGCTTTCTTACTTAAATCTTTAAAGTGAAATAATTTTACACTTGTTTTAGTGTGTGATTTATTTGTATGTAAATCTCCGTTAGGCATTTTGTGAGAACTGCCTTTGTGTTCAGTTCCATCTTTTTTATAATGTGGTACGCCTTTCATAATTAATTAGGCATACACTTGTGCATTTCACCAGACTTATAGTTAGGTTGAGCTGACCCACCTTTCTTATAAGCTACACGATTACCATTCATAAATTCACGTCTGGCTGATTTGTTAGCATCTTTAATACCATCAACTGTTTTACCACCGTCTTTCATCAAACTTCTTCCTGTGTATTTGTTTGGTTTATATTTCATATTTATTTCCTAAAAAAGTGGAGGAGTCCGAAGACTCCCCCGAGGTTGACGTCTTAGTCAATACCGTAGAATGCACTTACAATGGCTTCGCCTCTAAGTACTTTCGCACCATAGACATGAAGACCACGCACAATGTCACCAAACGATGTTGGGTCTCTCAACACTTCTGTTGAAAGAATTGTGTTAGCAGTTGCAGTAGACGAAATATGTCCAGCCAAACATTTACCAGCAGCATTAGTTGTTGCAGCAATGTTGTTTGATTTGTACATATCGAACCCACGTAGTTTTCCACTTGATACTAGTCCGTTTCTGATTGAACCTTGTCCAGCATTGTAGTCAACAGACAACAATTTAGAACTTGATTGCCCTAGAACTTCGTAGAAGTCAGGACTAGCAACAAACCAACGACCTTCTTCAGGTACGTTCTGTTCGTCAAGTAGTCTTGCCATTCTAGCCATTACGTCTAGAGGGTCAGTTTCGGATTGACCTAAGTCAATGTTACCAGCACCGTCAAATACTCCAGCGTCTAAGTCAGTTGCACTGTCAGCACCTAACACGTGGTTTGGTGATGAAGCAGGTACACCTGCAAACATAGTAGCTAGTACAGCAGCGTCATAAGCATCTTTCAATGAGTATGCAGCAGAGCTTGAAGCAACTTCTTTAAAGTTAACGTGTGACATGTTCTTCTCAATATCATCTACGATGAATTTAAAAGCGTTAGCACTGTCAACAACTAAAGATGTTTCAGCATCTGTAAGTCTAGTTTCTGTGGTATCGGTATTTCTTGTGTACGCTGACACTGAAATAACGGGTTCTTTGATGATGTTAACTGAGTCTCCGTATGCAGATATCTCACCGGAATAATCGGTGTTTGTGATAGCTTCAATTACAGACGATTTCCTAAAAAAGTTTAGAACCTTTTTAGAGTAAACCGAAGGTAAAAAGAAACTATTAGTTTGTCCTGCAATAGAGTTAGCAAAGTTACCATCGGTATCAGTACTTGGTTCAAAATATTGAGCCATAATAATTCTCCTTTAGTTTTATAGTTTATTTAGTGATTCTGCCTTCTTGCATTGCATCTGATATTTCCTTTTCGAATTTATCAAATTGTGCAACACTCATA